TTCTAATTCCATAATTTCTCCCTCTACATATTTTTATATGCTTTTTCATATTCTTCTTTTGCATTATATTTTTTTAATTCCTCGCCAGTTAGATTTTCCAAATTATGTGTCAGCAATGTTTCTGCAGCCATTGATTTAGTAGTCTGCTCTTGCATTATGTTTGCCATTTTCATCATATCCTGTATAGTTAAATTTACGTATTTCTCGCTGTTTTCTTTTGTATAAAATTTCCAATTCTCAAAAGTTGCTTTTTTCAATGCTTGGCACATTACCACGATTCTCGTTAAATTTGATTGATCTATACTCCTGTTATTTTGCAAATATGTCACACCATCAACCTCAAATTCAAATGGTGCAATATCACGCTCAACTCTTAAATCGTATAATTCTTTTTTTATTTCTTCTATTCGTTTATCTCGATTAAATACAATTTCACCATTTTTAATAGTTTCATAATTCTGTAATTCTACAACTTTTCCATCCACAAAATACAAATTTGGATTTACTTTTACTTCCTGGTATTCTATTTCTTCTACTACATCTCCAACCATTGTTGGAGCTAATATTGAAACATCTTTATTTGTACTTAATACTAGTAATGTATCTTTATTGTACATTACTTTTAAAGTGTTATCTGCAAATTTCGATTGCTCTCCATACCAGTTGTTATTCTCTTTATCAAAAATTCCTAAATATTTAATTCCTTCTTCTTCCATCAATTTCACTTTATCCACTATAAATTTTTTCATCTTTTTTTGCTCCCTTTTTAGATTATCGTGATTTAATTAACATTGTCCTATACAAAATAAGTATTTAGCCATTGACCGTTTCTGTAAAATTGTAATACTCTCATTTGCACGTGGTCTCTATCCCAAAATCCTTGTCCTCCATCATTAACCAAACCTGTTACTATATATCCATTTCTCTCTGTTGCTCCTCCTTCTGGTGTACCTAATTCTAAATAAATATAACCAGCTAATCTTATTTCGTAAATTCTATTGACTTGAGCATCATGTGCTTTATTCCAAGCCTCTTGTGCCCTATTCCATGTATCAGTTATCCTATTATGTGCATACTGTATATTATTATCTCTTGCAGCCATATCGTGATTATCCATTATTTCGCACCAGTTTCCTCCGTTACGATTCGGTACTTTATAATAAGCTCTTCCACCGTTAGTATGATATGTGCCAGTATAGTTCCCCTCAGGAGAATACATACGCAGAATAAATGGTGCCCAAGATTCAGATAAATTCGCTCTTAGCACAAAGTCGCTATTACTACTATTCCTATATCCTTTTGAAAATGGAATATACGGACTTAAATCGGGCTTGGGTGACACTTGTTTAATCGTTTGATAATCAATTAACCCAAAGCTATTTTCTGATGCTGGTTTCAGTAGTTTACTCAAATATTTTACTAATGATTTTACTGTTAATATTTCATCGTTATTAAGAGTTTTTATAAAATCTGAAATCTGTGATTGTAAATTCTTTGCAACCATATTTTGCAATTCATTTGACTGATTTTCAACAATATCTAGCGAATGTATTCGAGCTATCCCTTTTTTTGTTTCCGTTGCTACATCTGTGTATTTTACCCTTTTATTTAATTCATCATCTATTATTCTATTGTCTTCAACAAAATCAATTCTTTTAGGGTATTCATTCCCAAGCCATTGATTAAGTCCTAAACCTGTTTTATTTACTGCCGGCATTCTAAATCACTTCCTTTACTCTTTATATTTTTCTCTATCTTCCCAATTTAAATTTAATGAATCCCAAGAATCCCAAGTTTTATTGTACCTATCAAATTCATCCCAAGTCATATAACTGTAAACTATTTTATAACCTAAATGAGCAGGTTTATTTAATTCAATAAAATTAATAAAATTTTTTAAATTTGGAGGTACTCCATAAATACTTGTAAATCTTATAATAAAATAGTATTCATTAAACACTTCTGTTATTTCAACTTCTCCATTTGTAAATATTCTGGCTTGCTCTTTTAAGTTAGCTGGTGAAAATATCTGCTTTGATAATAAACGATATAAAATTCTATCCCGCCTATCCTGTAAACTTAAATTTAAATTGGGTTCTAAATTCATAAATTTTTCATATTTTAAAACCTGTTCTTCATTGAAAAAGTTTAAAAAGATAAATCCATTATATCTTTCGATATCTTTTTTTATATTTTGAGTTTCCATTATCAAACTTTTTATTAAGTCAATTTGTAAACTATTTCTAGCAATTTTTGATACTGCCTTTATTTTACTGTTCATTGACAACAACCCCAGTCACTACTAGTATCTCGTTACTACTTACTGTTATATTTTGAATATCGTTATTAATTAAAACTTTACAATCTTCCACACCATTAATAGATAAAACTATTTTCTCAACTCTGTTAATTGATAAAATTTTCTGATTATTTAAAGTATAAAGTGCTGAATTATCTTTTATCTGCTGATTTATTCTAGAGATAATCAAATCAGATACATTGCTTAATTTTACTCCAGAGCTTAATATGATCCTCACACTTATTTCAATATCTTTGCTATCAAAACTTGCTACAGTAACATTAGCTCCAACTGGTCTACCATCGACCTGTTCTATCCTATTTTTTACTTTTTGTATTAATTCATTGTCGGCTACACTATTGTTGTAATTGGAAATTCTTACCTTTACTGTTCCATTTCCATTCCATAGTGGTTCAACTAATACCTCACCTACTCCATCCACTTCTTTTGACCATTTCTCATAATCATAGATATTACCGCTATGTGCTGGCTTTAATATTCTTTCTTTTGCTCTCGATATTAAAATATTGTTAGGCTCTTTTTCATATCCGTTCATAAAAGGTTTTTCATTAGTTACTGTAAAAATATTAGCATTGGAAATTTCAAAACTCACTATCTCACCAATAGCACAATTTCCAATCTCTCCCCTTTGAAAGCATTCCACTATAGCAATTGCTTTTTCATTTGATAATATTGTTGTATCGTAAAGCAGTCGGTACTTCGTCCCATCTGTTTTTAATACTACTGTTCCAGCAGGTATTGTGGTATTAGCTTTTCCTGTTATTAACACTTCTCCTCTTGCTTTGGTCCCTTGTTTTCTAGTCACGCCAAAAAGCATCGCATGATAATCTATAAATTCATCTTCTGTTGCGGTATCAATAAAAGTTTGCTTAACCCAAAATTCTAGCAATTTATATATTGCTTCAGCTTCTTTCACTGTATAACACCTCACTTTCTCCGTAGACGGTAGAGACATTAAAAGAGACTTTTAAATTATTATCATCGTTGTTGTAGTTTAATTCAAAATTATAGCAGTCCAAAATATACGGATTAACTAATAAACAATCTTTAATTTCCGAAATAATTAAAGCATTTTTTATACTTTCCTGATAAACCGTACCAATATGTACATCTAAATCATTTCCATAACTATCCGAATGTATTTCGTAAAAATTTCTTTTAGTTTTAAGTGCCTTAAATATCCATACCTTAAGTGCTTCATTTCCGTTTAATTCAACAAGTCTATCGCCATTTTTCAATGGCTCTAATGTATCTAAATCAATTGCATACTCTGTAAAAGGGGGTAATTCTTTTTTTTCTTTTTCTGTATTTTGATTCAAAAACAATTCTTCAAAATCCATATTTACACTCCTTCTATTGCACCACTTGGCATTTTCACTATTTTACTAACTACCACATAATTTATTCCCAGCACTAAAACTAACACTTCATCTCCAACTTTTAAAGTGTCCTCAAACCATATATCCTTACTACTTTTATAAGTTCCAGAACCTTTAATTGTCGAATGGTCATGGGTGTGTGAAGCAGGTCCATTTCCTATCGCTGTTTGAGTTGTAGCATTAATAGTTATTTCATCAATAACACCGTCTATTTTATAAGTTCTGTGATAATGTGGTAATAAGAAATTAGAGCAGTAAATCTGCTCTGAAGGTATTTCCACATTATCAAATTTTATTTTTAATTCAGGCGGTGGACTAGTTACACTAGCTCTTATAAAATTGTTGGATTGCTGTTGCACTCCGTTATCAATCATATCGTTAAGTATTTCAAACATGCTCATTATTTAGCACCTACCTTTTTCTTATTTTTCTCATTCTTCTTGCTTTTCTCACCTTTCTTGTTTTTCTTACTCTTTTTACTTTGTGATTTTTTCGATTTTGGTTTTTCTTCAAATTCAGTTTTGTCCATCACATTTTCAAAAGTTAATTCTATATCGCAATAATACATATCATTTTCCCAAGTATGCGTATCATTTTTTACTAAAAAACTACCAACAAGGTTCGTGTGTGGCTCGTGTATTCCTATTGAATAACCGCTTTGTATCAAAACATTACCAAGACAAGTGATATTTCCTGTTTTTTCAACACTTTTCAACATCTCTTTCGCATTACTGATATTATCCCTATCCTTGTCATACTGCATTACTTTTTGAAATAATCCGTATTTTTCCTTGTCTTCTTTATTTTCTACTTTATCTACTATTTGTTGTTTTTCTTTTTCAGTTTTATAGATAACAATTTGATTCACCATTTGTTCAATATCTTCACCATATTTAGAACTTTTTATATCTTGCTCAGAATTTAGCATAACATCTGCCAAACTTCCTTGTTCCACAACTTCTATTTTTCCATCATTACTAACAATAGAATATATTTTTTTATCTTTTCTATGCTGAATCGTATAAGCGTTCAAAATTATTTGATACCCACTCTTATTAACTGCTGGATAAGTGCAATCCACTTTGTCTTCAGGTATATTTCCAACTTCCAATTTTAACTCTCCACAAATTTCTTTTAATATTTGTGATGGCTTTTTCTTATTAAAGTTTTTCACAAAATAATTTTTATTAAGATATATGGAGTTATCAAAACAATTAAAAGTCCTAATTTTACTATCTCCAACAACTTCAACAGAAAAAACTTTACCAATAAATAATTTATCAGCATCAACATAGAATTCCACTTTATCTCCTAAATTAGCAATTTGATTATCATCTAAATATTTTACTTCTAATGTTCGTGATGTTCCATTTATTCCACCCTTCCAAATAATTCGTTCAAATTTTTTTATATGCTCTTTATCATTAATCACAATCTTTAACATTTCCAAACTTCCTTTTTAAACTTTAATCAAGCTATCAATTTTTTCTTTTATTTTATTTTTTAATCCGCTCTTTAAATTTTCAAATCTCTCTTCCAATTGATACTCTTTAATTGGTGAAGTCTTCCCAGTATATCGCTCATAAAGTTCATTAACATCATCAATCAATCTTGTCTGTTTCCTAGCTTCTATCAAATCAATTGTAATATCAATATCTCCTGTTCTCTCTATTATTTCATATTCCAACTGTTCAATATAACATTTAAAATAAATACTATAATTAGCACTTACCAAAGTTAAAACTTCTTTATTATCTTTATATTTCTCCAATTTTTTTATACCACTCATCGGCGAGTGTGGATTTAGTAAAAAATTAAAAAATTTAGATTTTTTAGCAGGTAAAAATGTAGAAAAATTGACTTTTTTTATGTTTTTTTCTCCTATTAATGCTACTTCTCCAACATCTAATATCTTTACAACTTCACTGTTTTGACTGCTCGTAATTTTAAAATCCGACGGTGGAATCACAAAAATAAACGGTTCTGTATCGTACAATAACATAAATATTGATCTCATATTGAAACTCCTTTCTTAATTATTGCGATGCTTGAATTTGAGCTTGTAAATTTGACATCATAGTGTTATATGTATTTTGACTAACATTCTGTGCTATCTGTCTAGCTATACTCTCAATTTTTGCTGTATCATTTATTGTTATATTTGACAATTGTGCAGCTATTTGTGCATTAGCCTGATGATTTATAACTTGTTCTATTGATACTGGTTGTGGTATTGGCGGTTGCATTGTGCTCAAACTAGTATTCAAAAGACTTGGTAAACTATTTAATGGACTTAATCCAGAACTGATAGCATTAGTTATAGCGCTCGGATCAAATGGTTGTAAGGGATTATTATTTTGTTGTTTAGATACAAGTTGTGAAATTGCACTTGTTAATTGTGCTGTCTTATCTTGCTGAGTAAGTGCTAAATTTTGCTGTGGTGCTACCCTTGCTTTGACCGCATTTATATCAAGTACAACCTTCTGCAAAGCTTCATATGACCTTCTGTCATATTCTTTTTGTCTTGCAATTCTCGATGCTTCTTCTTTTTGTGCTTCTGCCATCGAAGGTACTTTAACATCAGAATACCCCATATAGCGGAACTTTCCATCGCTAGAATTATAACCAGATTGACTTGCTCCAGGAGTAAAAGCTCTAGCTATAGCTTCTTGTTTTTCTTTTTCTTTTTTTGGGTCTTTCGGTTCTATTAAACCTTTTATTATTTCCGGCGTATAATATCCAATAGCTCCACCAATTGCAGCACCTACTGCCGTTCCTACTGGTCCCCCAATTGCTGTTCCTAATTGAGCTCCCCAAATTGCACCTTTGGCTCCTATAATTCCTCTCATTCCTATTTCTGCACCTTTTGTTAATTGTTCAGCTTGCCCTTTTAATTTTTCAGGATCTAATGCTCCGCTTTTTTGCCATTCTTCAACTCTTTTCATAAAGTCTTCCATCCACCTAGTTGCTATTGGGGCGAATGCTTCTCCTAACGATATTTTTAAATCATCTATCGCCGATTTAAATTGTGCTATTTTGTTAGCCGTTGTATTACTCATATCATTAGCAAATTTATCCGTTGCACCACTAGAATTTCTTACAGCATTAGCAACTTTGTTATAGTTTTCTTCTGTTGTCCCCATA